TTGTTGGTGGTAACGTGGTTGCTAGTAGTTCTAGCCTCCCGCTTTCGATCTTAAGAGCATTGTTTGTTCCTGGGTTTACCGAAATTGTAGCAGTATTCGTTATAGATCCAACTCCTGCAACTGTCGATGCATTTAATGTACTTAGAGCTGTTACTGTATTTCCAGTGACAGTACCTGTGTTTGCACTTATACTACCGCCTGTACTAAAGTTGGCTGCTGTACTTGTAATACTTGTTAAAATATCAAGTGTTTCTATGCTCACATCTTTTAGTGTGTTAGTGCTTGTACTTGTAGGTGCTTGATTAAATGCATCTGCTTCGAGCGCCGTTGTAGTGGTTGCACCTCTGCTTGTAACAGTTGCAAGTGTGTCAGTTTCAATTGTTAACAAACCTGTTGCATCAAATGTAAGTGTAACTTGTCCGCTTGCTGCTGTAGCTGTAATTCTTCCGCTACCAATAACATCGCTTTGTTGTAAATAGTTGTTTGAATTAATCTCAGCAATGGTTGTAAATTCACTATCATTGGTTAGTAAACTAATATTAGAACCTGTAGTTAGTGCATCGGCCGGAGTAAATGTAAACACACCGGCAGCATTATATATCAAACTACCTTGACCGCTTGCTGGATTGGTTACAACACTAAAATCAGCAAATCCTATACCGCCTGCTTCTGGTGATGCCTGCCAACTTGTTCCGTCATATTTTAATACATCATTTAAAACAGCATCGGCAACAAAAACGTCTCCGATATCATCTAGGTTGTCAATAGCTTGAAGATCTGGTTTGTTGAGAATAAATGCAGCACTGTTTGTATCTGTTTCAGTCCAATCACTTTGTACTTGCGGAACAACAAGATTCCCATTGAGTGTTAGCGAAGTTGCAGTCATTGTAGTTGCTGACAGTGTGGTTATTGTACTAGCACCAGTTACATTTAATGTACCGCCTAAGGAAACGTTTCCGGTGGTAGATAATGTACTACCGCTTAGTGATCCGCTTACGCTTAGACTAGTTAGGTTAGCAATGCCAACACTTGAAAAATCTAATGAGTCGCCACTAGGGATTTCTTTCAGTCTGTTACCGTCATTTGTGTCTACTACTAGTGGAAATCTATTTGCCATTCTTTTATCCTATTGTTTTGTATATTTATCGTATATTTACAATGCTGCTATTCTTGCTTTAAATGCATCAAAATCTGCACTTGCTGCTACTTCAGTTTGCAATGTTACAATGCTAATATATCCTGGTATAATGCCGTTTACAGCGTCTACAAGTAATGTACTATCGTCTGCAAACACACTGCCTTTGATATCAGTGTTGACTTGTCCATCTGCTAATCCTGCAATGTCTGCATAAACTTCTGTAAAGTTTTCATTGATTTTTATCATTGCATTGCGGAGGGGATCTCCCCCTCCGGTATTTGCTCCAGTGCCTACATTTATTGTTTGTTGTGCCATTATACTCTCCCTACTACTACTTCAACAACACCACGTTCGCTGTCGTCTTTTGTTCCAACTGCCTTACCAATAACTTGTCCGACATTTGGTGTGTTGTTGACAATAGCATAACCTGGTACAGCACTTGTAACAAGCATGTCACCTTTGGCAACCTTACCAATAACTTTACAAGGGACTCTACCTTGCAATGCTACACCTACTACATGTTCGCCTTGCAATGCACTATTCATTAAGTGTGCTGGATTGGTTGTAACAACACCTGCTGCACTAGTTTGTCCTTTGGCAGTACATGCAGTAACTTCTTCATCACCGCCAAATACAAGTACTGTTCCTGGTTCATATGCTGCATCACCTAAATAGTTCTCTGCAAGGTCGGCATATAATGCTGCTGTTGCTTCGCCATTAAATGTCGTTGCCCATACAGTATTGTATCTATTTGTACTACTACCAATACTAACACCGTTGTCAGCACCGCTGTTTGCAGGACCTATAATATTGCCAGTGTGTGTAATACTACCTGTGATATTGATACCAACGGTACCACTAATAGTACCACTATCAAATGTAAGACCTGTTAAGCCTGTAATACTTGTACTTGTTGAACCAAGTGCAATACTAGTGCCACCAATAGTTACATCATCATTTGCTAGTTTAGCATTTACAACACCCAAGTCTTCGAGCTCTATCCAGCCATTGGTTGATGTAAACTGTGTACTATGGAAACTCGCCAACCCTAAGTCTGCTTGTGTAATACCAACTGCATTTACTCTTGTAGTCGCAGCATTCATATTAAGTTTGCTTTGATCTATTGCAGCACTAGCATTAATATCATTGTTAACAATAACACCAGTATTGATATTTGCTGTAATACTATTACCACTTGTATATGTAAGTCCAATATCGCCAGTTACTTCAACATTCACACTTTGTTGATTAGTTCCTACAAATGCTAAAATGTTGCTAGTGATAGGAGCGCCTGTTCCTGTAATAGTTACATCGCCGATATCATTTAGTTGATCTGTTTTTTGATCTACATATTGTTTTGTTGTAGCATCACTTGAAGCAGTTGGTGTTCCTAAGTTAGTAATACGATTACTACCCAAGTTCATGTCACTGTTCATAATAGTTTGACTAAACCCTGGACCACCTAAACTCATTACACCTGGACCGATAACTGTACCGCCTGTAGCGCCATCTCTATCAAATCCTAAACGTGCATCAATATAGCCTTCTGTTGCAGTTTGTGTTGGTACTGCATCGCCTTTGGCATCAGTAAACGTATCGTCGTTGCTAAACTCGTTAACACGCACACCACGCTTAAATCCAATACCATCAATGTTTGTAAGAACAAGTGCAGCATTAAATGTAACACTACCAGTACCTTGGTCGACTGTAAAGAATCTACCTACACGGAAGAAACCATCTTGGTCAGTAAGTGTAGCAAAAACTCGACCTTTGTTGCGTTCTTGTACTTGTGCTGCACTTGCATTACCAGTACTGTCGATTGCATCGCCGGATGAAACAGGAGCAAATCCAAATGGTGAACCGTAAATACGTTCTGGATAGTTACTGGTGTTAAATCCACCAGTACCAATGTCCAACATATCGTGTCCTGTTGCTCTGTTGGTACTAATGTTAACAGTAATCTCTGCTGCTTCGCCAGATGATAATCCAGCTTTTAGTGTTATGCCACCACCATTAACCAATGTTTTAGCAAGTCCAGGATTCAATGCAGGCCAATGAATATCTGTATTAGCAACATCAGAAATCTGTATTACAGCCATTGCAACAGTGCCGCTGCCACCTGTGTATGAGTATTCTGCATAGTCATCTATCTGATAGGTTTTACCGCCCCATGTAACAATCATATCAGCATTTGCTAAACGTGTTCTTTCGGTAGCATCTAGTTGCCCGATTGCAATAAATCTACTCCCGTCTGTGCTTGTAGTTGCAGCAGTAGCACCCATTGTAATAGTTGCACTTGGTGTGGCAGCAGCTACAATATCAGTATAGTTTGAGTTTACAGTACTGTTAGCACTAAAGAAACTTTCAGTAGCGGTTATTATACTTTGATTAACACTTAAATCTGTGTATCTAAAGTTACTATCAAATGTTACCATACGCTGGTTAGCCGCTGTAGTTACTCCATCAGTGATTTGGTTACCGAATAAAATAGTACGATATACATATTCTGTAGTGTCTTGTGTAAACGTAAATGCTGTACTTGGACGAGTCGGTAGTTCTTCTGTGCCAAAGTCATCAAGCAAGAAGTTTTGCTTGTGACGTATTACAAGTTTGGTATCGTGATCAGTATTTTCTTGTAAACCATTTGATGCTGTTCCTTCGAGTCCAGTACCAAAGTTTAACTTCCATACTTTACCATCACGCACAGGAGTACTATCATCAAATCTCGGAGTACCTGCAATACTAGCAGCCGTTATTACTCCACCGTCTACATCTGTTGTTGTAATAGTAGCATCGTTAGCAGGTGTAGCACCGCCAAGTAGTGTACCTGGAATAATGATTGTTTCGCCAGCTGCACCTGCTCCACTACCGCCGCCTGTGATATCAACACTGTAGTTGTCAGCTCGTGTTTTCTTGACTTTAAAAATAGCTGTATCGGCAGTGTATGTACCTGTAAGTCCGACTGCACTACTAGTGTCAATATCGTAACTACTTAATGTAAAGTTAGCATCACTTGCGTTTGTTATTTCATATGGTTGATACAATCCAGTATTGTGTAGTATTTCAACTTCACTTACGTTATGAGGATATTCTTTTAAATCATAAACATACATAAACAACGAATCTTCTGGTGCATCATTGTCTAGTGTTGTAACTGTTGCCGGAATACCAACATTTGTACTTGTAGGTGAAGTAATAGTTGCAGTTGTGTTGAATGTTCCTGTTGTGGTATGTACATACAATCTAGTAGGATCTCCACTACCATCTTCTTCACCTGTGAAACTTAGTATACCTGTTGCATTTGCTGCTCTAGTTGCAACACCGCCACTAGTGTATGCAGTGTTGGTTGAAGAATCATATGGAGAACTTAATCCAACGTCAGTGTACAATGTAAATTCGTTAACATTTGTTACACTTACATAAAACTGCAAGCCATTTAGTTCTGTCATACCAACAACTCCAGATATTGTAACTAGATCGGCATTGGTTAGCCCATGTCCGGTTGCAGTAACTGATGCTGGACTTGCTTGTGTAACAGCGGTAATAGTAGCATTGATCAAGCCTTGTGTTAGTGTTTGTCCTGCACTGATATTTCCTGTAGACGGTGCAGCAGCTGAAAAATCTAATATGCCATCTGCTCTAAATGTTTTTCCTGGAAATACCATATTGGCACCTAATGTAACATCTGTAGCAACTTCATCTGGATCTGCGCCTGCTGAAACCAGTCCGTAAATACCATAACTGTTGTTGCCTCCAAGACTACGTATTTGAGATCCGTCTAGTGCAAGATATCCAGTATGACAATAGTATGTAAACATACTAACAAGTTCTGCTAGTGCGTTGTTAACACATAATGCACCAAACCCTAAATCGTTGATTTGTGTAAAGTCGTTTGCTAACATACTTCTGTTACCACCACTTTGTACAAATATGTCAACACCAGTGCTGCCAGTATACCCTCGACCAACTACAAACGTTTGAGCAAGTCCGCCGCCTGTGTATGCACTAAATGCACTAGTATTATAACCTGCTGTTAGAGCTACATCGGTATATAGTTCAACTTCATTTGGATTGATTGTAGTTTTAACATACAACGTAGCACTGTTTATTTCAACCATACCATTTACATTACTGATTGTAATACGATCTGCATCTGAGTATGGATGTGCAGTAGTTGTGCGCATCACAGCGGTTGCTGCCTGTGTAATATTATCTATGTTGCGTGATGTACTTTCGCTTGGATTACTGGTTTCATCTAAAATAAATGTAGCAGTTCCGGTAGCTTTATCGTATGCAGATATTGTGTTAACTTGATATCTTGCACCGTTGATAAAGAACGGAAACGGTGTAGGAGGTCTTCTTACAAATAAACCTTGATCAGTTGGTGAACTTACACTAATACTAAATGCACTATTTACTGTGTCAATAGTTGCAGGCATATTACCTGCATATCCGTCAACAAACAATCCGCCTGCAAAGTTTCTGTTTGTTCCTTTTGATTGTGCAAAACTTGATCCTGTTTGACAATAAGGCGAACGTGTTAATATTTGACCTTCTGGGTCAAGCACCATCATAAATCCGCCTTGTCTTTGTACAGTAATGTTTCTTACAATAGTACCATCATTACACAGTAGAACATCCATTTCACTGTTGTTTAATGGAGGATTATAGTTTACATTATTAAAATATGCAACACAATCGACCAACGCATTAGATTGTGTATCTGATTCGGTTTCTGCTGCATAATCTTCATCAAATATCTGAGCAACACTTCCTGTTCCTGCATAACCATTGCCTGAATCGTTGGCTAGTACGTTTGTGATAATAGCTTTTAGATTTGTTATTGCTGCGGCAGTTTCTGTTTCTTGTCCTGCAACGGCACCTGCATAGTATGCGCCTTGATTTGTAAGAGTGTTTTCTCTTCCACCTACACGTAAATCTTTAACAATACCGTCAACAATCAATCCAGTATCTCTACGACATTTGGTTTCGTTGTAAACCAAGGAAGGATATGTTGCATTAACATATTCTATTGTTTCTTCTACCAGATAGGCTTTGTTGAGTTCAATCAATCTTGCAGCTTCTTTAAAGTTTCCAGGATTAGCTGTAGCATCAGTACCTACATCTGCTATTTTACTAGGATCAGAAACATAATGATATCCATATTTTCCTTGCTTGCCACTAATTGGATGTGTAAAGTGATAGCCGCCACCTGTAGTTGCAATATCAAATGTTAAGTCTGCGGCACCGCCAGCACCAATCTTACTATCATTAATAGTTATTGTTTCACCAACAATAAATCCATCGCCGCCACTTGTAATGGTTACAGTACAGGCTCCACCTGATAAAACAATAACCTGGAATGTAGCTTTTACGCCAGCACCATTAGATCCCCAATCATCTACACCTATCTGATATGTTCCTAGTGTACGTGCCGGATCATCAGCAGACACATTTGTTAGTGTTGCAGCTGGTGAATATGCTGATATAAGTCCATCAGTTACAATATCTCTATAGAAATATGTATGATTCCATTTACTCTGCGAAACACCAGGCTTTGGACGTAGAACAACTCGTCTAAACTCATCGCCTTTGATACTTACGTTTTCAGGTAACTTAATAGGAAGGTGTTCGTAATAAATACCACTTTCAATTCTTACTGTGATTTGGTTGTTTCTAGTAATATTACCAAATTCTAGTTCTTCACCTGCAATAAACTCAATAGGTTCAACTAGGTCAACTACTACACTATCAGTAGTAACACTTGCGCCACGAGTGTAATCAGTAATAATACCTTTTGCACCTGATAGTTTCCCTACAATGATTTTACCTTCAATAAGATCAGGATTGCCTTCACCACCTTGATCAACTGCTGCGTTTGTACCATTAGTAAATGCAAATGTATATCCTGCGCCTGTAGCTGCAAGGGCAACATCTGTTCCTGACAAAATGTCAATGATTTCATTAAAACGATCAGTGTAGGCTGTAATAACACTTGCTGAGATTGTGCCCGGTGCTGCTGTATTAGCGTCATTAAATGCACTAACCAACTGTGCTCTAACCAAAGCAATTGATGCTCGTGTAGCTGCTCCTTGATCTACTTGTGCTTTAATTGCACTTGGGTTTGCATTGTATCTTAGGCCTGCCCAACGTGATAGATAGTTTACTGTTAATCCTGCATTAACATCAAGTCTTACAGAATCGATCATTAGTTGTACATCACGTTTACAAAGTTGTATATCGTATGTTAAGTCTGCAAAGTTAACTTCAATGTAATCTTGTACAAATTCTTGTATAGAGTTTGTATTAGACACAGCTAAGTTACTAGCTGCTACTGCGGTTGCTGGACTGGTATATCCTGTAATACTATCAATAATACTATTAACAGCGCCATTGTCGTATGTTACTTGCTGTACATAAGGACCAGGTTCGTATGGAGTAGCTTCAATAATCGATTCTGCTTTAATCATAGCAGCATTAACAGATTTGTAAGCATACTGTGGCGACCTACCTTCTTGGCCAGCTGGAGCTGCTTTTTGTGAATCATCGCCAGATGTTGAAACATAAATGTTTGTTGCACTAGCATAGCCCTGTGTATCAACATAAAGTTTTGTAACAGCTTGTAAATCATCTTTACCATTTGGAGCGCCAAATCCTTCAAGTGGATTTGGGTGATCCGCTAGGTAAAGTGTGTCTAACATACGTCTGTTGGTTTCGCTACCTGCTCGTGTAATAACTTCTTGTGTTTGTGGAACTTGTGTACCAGTAGCACTTGCTGGAACATTCAAA